TTGGTCTTTACTCTTTGTTGGCTGAGGGTATTAACGGTGGTGAGGTTATTGCGGTAGCTGCTGAAAAGGAACAGGCTCGCATCGTATTTGGTGAAGCAAAGCGTATGGTTGAGGATTCTGAACTAGCAGATCTTGTGACTGTTTACAAGGACTCTATCTATGTCCCATCTACTAATTCGGTATTCAGGGTTGTTTCTGCTGAGGCTTACTCTAAAGAAGGTTTGAACCCTAGCCGTGTAATCATGGACGAGCTTCACGCTCATAAGAATCGTGAGATCTTTGACGTGTTTTCTTTGGCTATGGGTAACCGTGGCAAGATTGGTCAGTTAGTTGCGATTACTACTGCTGGTGTGAAATCCGATAGTTCAGGTCAAGACAGCATCTGTTATTCGTTGTATAACTATGGCAAGCGTGTGAGCACTGGTGAAATTGTTGACCCGTCTTTCTTTATGGCTTGGTGGGAAGCCCCGCCTGAAATGGATCACCGTGACCCGTTGGCTTGGGAGATTGCTAATCCTGGCTATGGTGACATTGTTTCGGCTGAGGACTTTGAGTCAGCAGTCCGCCGTACTCCTGAGGCTGAGTTCCGTACTAAGCGGTTAAATCAGTGGGTATCGTCTCAGATTAGTTGGCTTCCAGCTGGTACTTGGGATGCTTGTGCTGAAGCACGAGAGATTAGTCCTGATGATGAGATTGTTCTAGGTTTTGACGGTTCGTTTTCTGGTGACACAACAGTTATCGTTGGTTCAACAGTTCCAAAGGGTGAAGATGAAGTGCCCCATGTATTTCTAGTTAAAGCATGGGAAAAAGATGACACGATTCATGATGATACTTGGCGTGTAAACATTGCTGAGGTTGAAGATGAAATCTTGAGTTTTATTCAGAAATACCCTAAAGTCAGAGAAGTTGCTTGTGACCCTTTCCGTTGGCAAAGATCTATGGAAGTGCTTGCTGATCAAGGGGTTCCAATTGTCGAGTATCCATCAACATCGGCTCGCCGTATGGTTGTAGGCTGTGCTAAGTTTTTCGACTATGTAACTGAAAAGCGAATCACGCATAATGGTGATCCGTTGCTTGCTCGTCACTTATCTAATGCTGTAACAAAAACTGACAACATTGGTATTCGCATTGTCAAAGAAAATCGTGCTTCGGCTCGAAGAATTGACGCGGCTGTTGCAGCTGTTATTGCAGTAGACCGTGCCACAGCAGGTAGAATGGAAGTGCAGGTTATTCCTGAGTTCTTTATGTAAGGGCGGTAAATGTTAGCTACGATTCTACAAATCGCTGGTATCTCTTTGGTATCACTCGGCGTTGGCCTATGGTTTCCCCCTGCCGGTGTAGTTGTTGCCGGTGCGGGTTTGGTTCTTTTTGGTATCGCATTGGAGCGAGGTAAGTAATGCTAGGTCGTCTAACAGAACAGAGAGCAATCTCATTTCAGACTGTTTGGGGTTCCGGTGCAGACTTGGAACTTGTTAACAATGCTGGTGTAGTAATCAATAACAAAACAGCATTTGAAGTAGTTGCTTTCTTCTCTGCTGTTTCACTAATCAGCGATACCATCTCAACACTTCCAGTTGACTGCTTTTATAGAAAAGATGGCGAAGTATTCCCATACCGTCCACGTCCTACATGGATTGACCAACCAGACGTAGACAATACACGTCAAGCACATTACCAACAAATACTTGTAAGCCTTTTAGTTGACGGTAACTCATTTACTCGTGTATACCGTGATCGCAATGGCGAACTCGTAAACTTGGTTGTTCTTGATCCAAATACTGTTCAGATCAAGCGAAATGCTCTTGGTCGCAAAATGTTTGTTGTCACTGGTGAAGAAAAGACTTTATCAAGTGATGAAATCATACACATTACTGATTTGCTTGAGCCAGGTGCTCTACGTGGTGTGAGTCGCGTTACAAAACTTAATAGTGCTCTTGGTGTTGCATCAGCACTTCAGTCTTATGCAGCTACATTCTTCGGTTCAGGTGCAAGCACCAGTGGTGTTATTGAGTTCCCTGGGCCGCTTCTAACTAAGGAACAGGCACAGAACCTTCAAGAAGGTTTCGATAATCGTCACAAAGGCTGGCGTAAGGCACACAAGACAGGTATTTTGTCTGGTGGTGCAACTTACAAGCAGACTACTGTTCCTAATGACTCCGCACAGTTCTTGGAGTCTCGCAGATTTGCAGTGGAGGAGATTGCTCGTGCTTTCAATATTCCGCTGCATCTTTTGGGTGTCCCTGACACAGCCTCATACGCATCGGTTGAGCAGAACGCAATTCAGTTCGTTACTCACACTTTGCGTCCGTATGTAGAGAAACTTGAATGGGCTTATACACGCCTTCTACCGACTCCTGCGTACATTAAATTCAACGTTAATGGTTTGATGCGTGGAGACTTCCAAACTCGTATCCAGTCGTATTCTATGGCTTCTCAAGCGGGATTTATGAGTATTAATGACATTCGCAGACTGGAAGAAATGCGTTCTGTTGAAGGTGGCGATGTCTATCGTGTGCCTCTAGCAAATGTTAACTTGTCAGCATCTGATTTGCCTGAACAAGAAGGCAAAGTTGCTATGGCAGCTAAGTTGATTAATGCTGGTTTTGATCCTGCATCAACAATGGCAGCTCTTGGACTTCCACCAATTATGCACGATGGCGGTGTCCCAACTACTATTCAGCCAATGACTACTACAGGGGCATAATGATTAATCCAGGCACATACAACATCACTTGCCCACAGGGTGCAACTTGGGATCGTACTTTTACTGTCACCGTAGGTGGAACAAAATTAAACCTAACTGGTTACACAGCTGCTATGCAGGTACGTGAATCAGCAGATGCGACAGCAACTCTGATTAGCCTTACTAATGGTTCGGGCATCACTTTGGGTGGAACCGCTGGAACAGTAGATGTAGTTATTTCATCGGCTGTAACTGCTGGTGTGGCAGCTGGTTCATACTCATATGATCTTGAACTTAATTCTGGTAGCACAATTACTCGACTACTTGAAGGTTCTTTCAATGTGACAGGTAACGTGACCCGATGAGTGATGTTGTAGTTTCGCTTGTTGAATCTACTACCAAAGTCACTGTTTCGGAACAGGATGTTGCAGTAGCAATTACCGAATCACCTGTAACTATTACAACAGGTTCTTCTGGTCCACAGGGTATTAAGGGTGATACTGGGCCAGCAAATACTTTGACTGTTGGTTCAGTTACTAAAGCTACTGATGATACTGCTGTTGTAACTATTACGGGTACTGCTCCAGCACAAACTATTGATTTTATTTTGCCTCGTGGTCTACAAGGCGTTAAAGGCGATACTGGTTCTACCGGAGCCACTGGTGCAACTGGAGCCACAGGAGCAACCGGAGCCACAGGAGCGACTGGACCACAAGGCCCTAAAGGTGATACTGGTGCAGTTGGTCCAACTGGTGCTACCGGAATTACTTGGCAAGGAAACTGGAGCAACACAGTTGACTACGTAAATAACGATGCCGTTTATTTTGACAATTCATCATGGTTCGCTTCTGGTAACCCAACTGTTGGCGAACAACCATCATTAACTGCGGCTCACTGGTTTCCTCTTGCAATTCATGGTGCGACTGGTGCCACTGGATCGCAAGGACCTCAGGGTGATACTGGTCCCCAAGGTGCTACAGGTGCAACTGGTGCTACTGGTGCTACGGGTGCAACAGGACCTCAAGGAGCAACTGGTGCAACTGGTCCTAAAGGTGATACCGGAGCCACTGGTGCTACTGGCCCTACAGGTGCTACTGGAGCAACTGGTCCTGGCGTAGCTTCGGGTGGCACTACTGGACAGGTTTTAAGTAAAGTTGACGGTACTGATTACAACACCACATGGACTGATCAATCAGCTCTTGCTGTATCAACTATCAAGCATCTGGTAAAACTTGGTGAAGCAATTTCTAAAGGCCAAGCAGTTTATGTAAGTTCGGCTAACGGAACTAACATGATTGTTTCAAAAGCCTCTAATGCTACTGAATCAACATCTAGTAAAACTATGGGATTGCTAGAAACAGGTGGAGCATTAAATGACCAAGTAAATGTTGTATCACAAGGGCTACTATCGGGACTAAATACATCAACCGCTACTGTTGGTGATCCAGTTTGGTTAGGTACATCAGGCAACCTAATTTATGGTGCTGGTAATGCTCCTTATGCACCAGCCCATCAGGTATACATTGGTTTAGTAACTCGTGTAAATGCCAATAATGGTGAAATTTTTGTTAGACCTCAAAATGGTTTTGAACTACGAGAACTTCACGATGTTTCGGCTCAATCACCGACTAATAACCAAGTTTTGTCTTATTCGACTGCCACAAGTCTTTGGTCTCCACAGACTCAAACAGTCACAATTAATGGAACTGCGGTTGCCCTTGGTGGGACAATCACAGTATTGGCAGTGTTAGGATAGAAGTATGCCGTATTACATCGCAAAGAATCACAAGGACTGCAAGTCAGGCTGGGCAGTCGTTGGTGCTACTGACGTTATGCACGGATGCCACACAACTAAGGCATCTGCAATTAAGCAAGCTGTAGCCATTAGTCTTGCAACTAAAGAGCCATTCAAAGGTATGCGTTCAACCCAAGTTTCTTCCCGTACAGACATCGTTATGGGTGACTATGTTAAGTGGGACAACGTTGATGGCGAATGTGAATACGGCGAAGTTTACGAACTTAATGGTGAACTTGTAGTAGTCAAAATTTATGATGAAGAAGAAGGTCAATGGTGGGAAACCAATGATCTTGCAACAGTATGGCTTAATGATTTGACAAAAATTCCACCATTGAATGTTGTTGAACTTCCTGAAGCACCAGACATTGCACCAGATCCAACACGTGATCTTGGTGAAGATAAATGGATTCGTGCAGCTTGGCTAATCAAGGCACAAATTGAGGGTATCCCAGAGGCTCGTTCATTGGGTAAGGCTGAAACTCGCACTAACCATATGGAACTTCGTGCAACTGGTGATGGTATGACTTTTGAAGGTTATGCAGCTGTATTTAATTCACCATCACAGCCACTTCCATTTACTGAGGTTATTAAGCCAGGTGCTTTTAAGCGTTCTCTACAGGGTCGTCACCGTATGATGCTTTTGTGGAATCACAATGCTTCTGAGCCTCTTGCGTCAACTCGTAATGGTTCGCTAAAAATGGTTGAAGATGCTCGTGGCCTAAAGGTAACTGCTCAACTTGCTAATACTTCAACTGGTCGTGACGTAGCAGAACTTATCCGTTCTGGCACAATTGATGCAATGTCTTTTGGTTTCCAAGTAAAGAAAGATTCTTGGTCTGCTGACGGCAATACTCGTACTCTTGAAGAAGTCGCTCTCCACGAAGTTTCATTGACTTCGTTCCCGGCTTACGAAGGAACTGCTGGCACTACCAGTATTCGTGAACTACGTAACATTGATGCTGATCAACTTGCTAATAGCTTGATGAAATTGGAATCCGGTGAGGAACTAGATCCTGAACAGGCCCAAATTATTAATTCAGTTGTTGAGAAATTGACTAAGACTGAAGAAGTCCAAGAAGTTGATGGTGACGTTTTGGCATTGAAGAAAAAGAAACTAGATCTAATTTTGAAGGGCATCTAATGGCTACTAAAGAGCAAATTGAAATTGCAGTAAAGTTAATTAATGAGGTTGCTGGAACTCCTGATTCCGGTGCTATTGCTGAACTTATCAAGGACATTCAAAAGTCTGAGACTAAAGATTTCGACAAATCTGCGGCCACTGAAGTTCGCATTGTCGAAGCAAAAGAAACTCGCTAACCCCCTTTAAGCAGTTCTTTTCCCCCACCAAGTTATTCCCTTTCCTTGGTGGGGGTTCTTCTTTTGATAAACTTTTATTAGGCCAGCAGTTGCCACTAACTTGCTGGGGTATCCTCGGCCCTTAATGGTTCAAAGTGGCACAGGGCTATAGATAGTTTCGACCAAGTGCAAGCCGGTAGATCCGAACATTTGGGAGCAGGGTGCGACTCCCTGATAGTCCACTAAAGGTCAATGGGATAAGGTGGCCACCATAACCCCGTTTCTGTAGCAAGACATTTCTTGTGACCTTTAATAATTGCTATAATAAAAAAGCATTGACCATAAATTTGTCTGTGAGATACCAGAGAGGTTTTTGGTTTTCTAAAGTTACATCCCCATCCTCGGTGCATCGAGTGGTGAGGCTTTCAGGCCCAGAAGCCGTCTGAGATTTATTCTCTTGGGGCTTCTGGGTTTTCTCTTTGGCTGTGCATAACTCTTGTAGAATTGTGTATAGGTTCTGTGTGTTCACGGCCTCTAGTCTGTTCAGCGTTTCCGCGGCAGAAATAACTATTCACTTTAATTTAGGAGAACCATGTCAGAGTTCATTAAGACTCAGGCTGAAGTTCGCAGCAACCTTGTTGCTCAGATGCGTGAGGTTATTGACCTTGCTGAATCAGAGAAGCGTGGACTAACTGCTGAGGACCTTCAGAAGATTGACCGCATCGAAAAGGACATCGAAGCCCGCGATGCAGCTATCGAAACTGCTCAGAAGGTAGAGGCTCGTTCAGCCGCTGCTGCTGAAGCAGCATCATCATTCACCCCTGCTTCAGAAGTTTCAACTTCAGACGCAGACCTACTTCGCTCAATTGCTCGTGGCGAGACTCGTGGACACGAATTTACTCGTGAAACCCGTGCAGCTCTTGTTCCTTCAAGCAACACTGTAGGCCAGTCATTCTATGACCGCGTATTCGAGGTTGCTCGTCTAGTTGGTCCAATGCTTGCTACCTCAGAAGTATTCAACACTGCATCAGGTGAAAACCTAGTTATCCCAACTGTTACTGCTTTCACTTCAGCAGGTTCAGTTGCAGCTGGTTCAGCAATCACCGAGTCAAACCCAACCTTCTCAAGCATCACCCTTGGTGCAGAGAAGTACGCAGCTCTAATTTCTGTAGCTTCAGAATTGGTAGCAGACGCAGGATTCGACATCAACGCTTACCTAGCAGAGCAGCTTGGAACTTCACTTGGTTACCAGGTGAACTCAGTTCTAACCTCTAAGTTGTCAACCGCAGCTGGATCAGTAGTAACTGGTTCAACCGCAGTTTCTGGTGCTTTCTCATACGAGAACCTAGTTGACCTTGTATACGGCATCGCTGATGGTGCACGTGTTCTTCCAGGTCTTGGTTTCCAGATGTCAAAGACTGGTATTGCAGCAGCTCGTAAGATGAAGGATGGAAACGGTCACTACATCTGGCTAGACAACGCTGTTAACGGTCAGCCAGCACAGCTTCTTGGTTACTCTGTATACGAGAATCCAGCAGTTGCTGCTGTTGCTACTGGTGCTAAGTCAGTATTGTTCGGTCACCTACCATCATTCAAGGCTCGTGTAGCCGGTGGTATCCGTGTTGACCAGTCAACTGACTACGCTTTCAACACTGACGTTGTAACCTACCGCGGTATCGTGCGTGTAGACGGTGGACTAACCCACGCTACCCACATTGGTTACTTCAAGGGTGGAGCGAGCTAAACCCTCGCCATTCAAGGCTGGAAGCCCCTCAGAGTGCGTAGGCTCTGGGGGGTTTCCTTTACCCTAAAATTTGCTATGCTGAAATCATCTACGAAAGGGAAACATGGCAAAGATTGATGGTGTTGTTTCAGTTTGGTCTAATAGTCCAACTCAACCTACTGGTTATGGTCAGCAAGCGGCTTATCTGATTGATCGTTTGAAGCGTGATGGTGCTGATGTAGCGGCTATGTCAAATTATGGTGTTGAGGGAAACATTGTTTCGTATAAGTCACCTTATGGTGAAATTCCTCATTATCCTCGTGGTATGGATCCGTATTCTAATGATGTGGCTCCTATGCATCATGCTCATTGGAAGTCTAAGAATCCTGGCAAGAAGGATGTTTGGATTTCGTTGTATGACGTTTGGGTTTTGAATAATACTGCTTTTGACAAGATGAACATTGCTTCTTGGGTGCCGTTGGATCATGTGACTATGCCACCTAAGGTTAAGGCTTGGTTGGAGAAACCTAATGTGACTCCGATTGCTATGGCTCCTAATGGTGTGCGTCAAATGGAGCAGAATGGCATTGCTTGTGAGTATGTGCCTCATGCTATTGATACTAAGATTTTTAAACCTTCTGACAAGATTGATGGTCAGGATGCTCGTGAATTTATGGGCATTA